CTGTCGTTAATGGAAGCAAGCAGTTTGTTCTGGATTGTCAAACTTACAAAGTCATCCAACCCTAAAGAACTTGCAATGTTTCTAAACAAGCCACCAAAGGTTTCGTTCTGGTCAATACGTGATCCTCTGGCTGCAAGGTGGTTTGTAAGACCCCGTTGTAAAACGGCTCGCTCGGTCAGCGGCTGGGTTTCTAGCCTGACAATAGCACCGTCTTCCGCTCTGTTTACATTCTCCATTTCTCGAATGACATCAAACTCAGTCATATCAAGAATACCGTGTGGATTCATTTCCTTGTTATTGGTGATGTCTTCAATTTCAATTAGACGCATTTTTTCAGTGGGAGACAACGGGATTTTCTTTGCTATATTGTTATTAAGATTTCTTAACTCAATGCTGAGCCGCTGAAGGTCTGTCACCATGCTTGGTGTTACTTCTGTAGAGTTGGGTCTAATTGACTTGACGGCGTTAAATGCCGTGTCTGGGTTTCCAGCGTCTACTCGGGTTGCCATACCTTGGCCGATTATTCCCTGCATTACATTGTACATTTCGTTGAAATTAGCGGCGTATTTCGGATCAACTGCGATTTGGCTTACCATTTTCAAACTTCGGACGGCAATGCTCTTAATCCTAAAGAACGCTTTCTTGTACCATGTATTAAGCATTTCTACTGGGGTATACTTTGCTTCAAGAGCAGACATCGTTTCCTCGCTGTAGACTGTTTCGGCCAGCAACACGACAGCTCCCCAGTGAGCCAAGAACTCGTCCGTGTGTTCCATGGCATACCGAACATCTGCTTCGATAGCAGCATATGGCTTGTCCCTGTTCATGGCAAACAACATCTCTCGGATCATTTCTTCCGAGTTAGGTGTTCTAAAGATTGCTTGGATCTTTCTGTATTCGTTGGAACCTTCGGCCATGTACTTGACTCGGGCAAGGTGAACAAGTTCTTCCGCAAACTTAAGCAACATTTCGTTTTCTGGTGTTGTTTCCATGGCCTTGATGTTTAGACCAATGGTGTATTTGCCCTTAAGCTTAGCCATCTTGGCATAGGTGTGGCCATCAAACTCCATTGCCTCTAGTGCAAGATCTGACAGGATGTTTGGGTTGATTGATGCCAAGGAACCAATGAGGATCATCTTCATATCGGCAACACGACGAGACATTAGTTTCATGGCTACCATGCCATCCAACTGAGCTACGATGCCACGACCAGCATCCCCAAAGGCGTTGATAAACTCATCACGGTCAGCAAACTTTGCAACATCCTTTCGGGCATCCCACGGTAGGTGGGTAAAGGGTCTGTCTTCTGGTACGGTAGTAAGGTCTTGCCGTGCATTAATGATTGCCCTGACCGCCTTGCTTCTTTCTTTGTCTGTTTTGTCCACTCCGACAGCATCCAGGATCTTGTTTTGAATCTCGGTGTTGTCTTCGATTCCGTCTTCTGTGTTTTCCATCTTTGACAACAAAGCGTGGGCTACATATGTCATTTGCTGGTTTTCACCAGGTACGGCATCTGCAATCTTCTGCAAAAGCCGAGATACTCTGGTTGCGGCTTTGTATACCTTGTTCGCAGCTTCTTGGGTAATCTCCGTCTGTAGGGTAGACATAATTGTGTCTTTGACACCTTCTACTCTATTGCTTTTTATACCCTCTAGTCTTGACTTAAGAACAGCAGCCTTGATGACAATATGCTGGGTGTTGTTGATCCTTAGTGCCTTGTTTGTTTCGATCTTTACACTTGAGTTTTGCATCTCGGCCAGCAGGAACTCACCAAGCTCGTCGGCTTCTTTGTCCATACCAAGTTTTCTTGCTTTTGACATTGCTGCCAAGATGTCCGTAGCATACACGGCGGTTTCAAGAGGTACATTCTTCATCATGCGTGATTTACCACCCACGGTTACTTCCATGTCAAATGTCTTTCCTAGGTACATGGTTGCATCTAGGGTTGCAGATGGTTTGCCGAATGCGTCTTTTCTTCTGTAGTTGTTTCTATACAGCAAAGCATTCTCGTTGCTTGATGGGTCTACGGTATGAAGCAATACCAACGCTTGGTGGGTAAGGTCTACGCTACGACCGACATTATCCATCAATTGTTTTTGCTGTTCCAAGACAAGGATATCTGTTTCTGTATTTGCAAAACCGACTGTCTTGTGTGTTTGCCAGCTTAGCTCAGCCGCAGAAATAACTGGATTATTCCTGAGTGAATTGAGGAACTGAATTACCATGTCTGGTGTAAAGTACCACAAAGTGTCTGGGTTGTTTACCTGACTAAAGACATGAACCATGTTTGTTAGTTTAGTTTTGATGTCCAACAAGCTTTGTCCTGGTGTGACAAGTTCTTTGGCTATTTTGCCCATACCGTCTAGGTGTTCTTTGTGAAGAACAAAATAAACACCCTTTTGAGTACCAAGCTCGGCAGCAAGTTGCGGAGCTTTCTTCAGGACTCTGTCAAGAATTTCTTCTGACTTTAGTTTGTCAGCAGGAAGCATAGACAGCACAAGATTTCCAGCGGAGTCTCTTGGGAACTTGTCAAAGTCAGGATCGGACCTATAGACTTCCTGCGCTTCTTTTTCAAACAAGTCGCTCATCATGAGCATCATGACTGTATTGTTGTTGGTTTCGATGTTAAATACGCTTAGGGCTTTGTATGTGGGTGTTCCCTTGATTAGCCCTTGTTCTCCACGAACAATAAGTCCTGGTTCCAGCACTAGTGGGAATTCTGGCTTTAGTCCTTCTAGACGGTCAAATCTGGTTGATAGATGCCTGAGCAAATCCATGTAGCGAAGACCATCAGGGAAGTTTTTCCTTAGTTCATCCATCTCTTTGGTTGTGAATCGGATTTCTTCTGGCTTTGCCATAAGGTCCAACACGCTGTAGGTTTGTCCTGGGCTGTATGCTCTTGCATTGGTACCCATAAGCTTAAAGACAGATTCATACATGGCAATACGGGATGGGAACATATCCAAGATGCCGTTGTTAATCTGGTCCTTCATAACATTGACCGACTTCTCCAAGCCTTGCCGCCTCCATTCCCTGATCATCCACAACCTAGTCCATTCCTTGTTTTCCAGCAACGACTCAAGACCGTTTTGCGTGGCAAAGTATGTCAGGCTGTTTCTGAGCTTGATTGCCTCTAGTTCTGTTTCCCGATTAGGTGACATAACAAGACTAGTGACCATGTTTCCAGTTTGATGTGGAATATAAGGTAGGTTCTTTTTATCGGTTGTCTTTTCAAATCCACGGAACCTAGATGGAATGATTGAGTTTGGGTCTCCATCCTGGGGAGCTGCCGTCAATAGTTTCTTCTTTTGGAACATCTCATTCTGTCGAATTTCACGACTCTTCATTACCTCAATCAAGGCATACATGCCACGCTGGGTATAATCCATGTTGGCGTACCGTGGCCGTAGTGCAGCCAACCCAGACACGGTTGGATCAAGTACAACAGGGTTTTTGTTATCCCTTCCATAGCTATTACGAACCCAAGTCAATCTTTCCTCAAAGCCACTCTTTCTTAGTTTCTTGGCGGTTTCTTGGATATTCTCATATTCGGGATCATTGGGGGATACTGAGTTTGCTTGTTCAAGGGTTCTAATTGCATTGACCTGAGCAAGGCGTTCTAGGTTTGATCGCTTTTTCATTGCGTCAAAGTAGTTTTCCATGCTTTCTTTGTCTGGGTCATATCCTGGGTGGTAATAGTTAGGAACAAGGTCTAGCATGATCTGCATTGCGTATGCCTTGCGATATGCTTGTTCGCGTTCCTTGCTTTCATACACTTCGTTGATATCCCAGATACCGTACTTGTTCTTTTCCTTGCCATGCAATACCCTGATTTGGGCTTCCTTTGGACCCTGTGGACCAAAGTCATAACTACCAAACATGTGGTGTCGTCCGCTGGCTAGTTCAGAACCCATTGCGTGGAACAATGTCTTGCCGACAAATGGCATGATGTCTGATTCGTCAATGTACTGCCCCGCCAACGCAGAGTGCATGGCTACTGTTTCCGCATCCGTAAACATCTTGAATGGAGTGGCTGCTCTTTTTGCAAGTGTAAACAACATAAGATGCGTCTCATAGGCTTTCTTGTCACCCATTAAAGCGATGTTGATTTCGTCTTGAATCTTGGGATCGCTTCGGATACCTGGGTTTGACATGTCATGTTTGGCCATGATTGCCGCAGCTTTGTTGATTCTTTCTTGATATACTTTTCTTAGCTTTTCTTTTGAAGCGTTAATCGCATCATCTCTTTGCTTGTCATTTAGACCAGCAACGCTTGTGCCCTTTTGGGCTAGCATGTTTACAAAAGCATTTAAGTATTTTTCAGCTGCGTCAAGTCTTGTCTTTGTGTCTTTTTCTCCAAACTTGTTTTTATCAAAAGATTCTTTGATCTTTTCGTTATCCAACTCAGAAGACATGTCCATAATGGCTTTTATGACCATATCTTTGGTGAATTGTCCATCTTTAGCTTTGGACATAATACCAATTGCCTTTTCGACGTAAGTGGCATTTTGTTTCATGGCTTCTCTTAGCACAATCTTGGCTGCAATACTGGCGTGGTTTAACCCTAGGTCCATTCCTTCCTTGTCGATTTTATCCAAGATACCTTCAAAGATGCCATCAAAACCAGCATCGTACATAGCAGGGGTGATGATTCCCTTTAGGAATTCTTTTCTTTCTGGTCTATCAATACCAAGGAATTCTCCTAGTTGAACAAAAGTAACAAGCTCTTCTTCAGAAATCTTAAAAGCTGCCTTAAAACTTTCGCCATCTTTCTTGGCTTGCTCTAGCAAGGTGATCAAATAATCATTTAGTTTTTCTCTGGGGTCGTTCTTTTCCTTGAATTCCTGTAGGTTTCTTCTTACATTTGGTTCGTTTGCTGTGTCTACGCTATTAAGGAACTGTGCGATAAAGTCATTGAAGACCGATAGGTTTTGTTTCTGATAGGCCAACGCCAACATTAGCTGGACATGGACCCCGTGATATGAGTAGTCACTTTTGTTACCCATGTCTTGTACGGTAGGGTCAGCAACAATTGCGTCATATCCGTCAGACAACGCCTTTTGCAGCAGCTTTCGTAGGTGCTTGTTGTTTGGGTCAAGCATGTCAAATGAAACAAGCCAAGCAGTATGGTCAACAGCGCCTGACAAAATCATCTTGGCGGTAGGTGCACCAGCTGTAAAGAAGTCTTCTGCGTAGTAAACAGAACCCTTGGTTAGCCATCTACCTTTCTGAGCAAGGGGTGTATAGAAAGCATCGTGGTTGATAAACATCATGGCTCTTGGGATGTCAAACAAAAACTCCTGGCCAAGTAGTTCTCTTTCAGACAGGTCTGGCAAGAAATCGTATGGGCCTCTTGATGTAACCTTGGGGAATACACCTGGTACTGACCCTCTTCGGAATACAGACAAAGATACATTGGGGTCTGTATCTTCTGCGGTCTCCGCCCATTTCATGATCTCGTCAATCTCTTTGTCAGTAAGATCTCGCTCCATAATATCCTTGACTCTGGTCAACAATCTAAAGTTGTCGTAAATCAAGGCTTCTTCTGTGATGCCCCATGGAGACGCAAAGTTTGCTCCATCTAGCAAGAAGTACCTAGGTACACCTCTATTGGTGGCTTCCTTGGAGATAAAGTTTCTCTTGCTGAGTTTTTCAGTATTCATCAAAGACTGGGTATCAACAAGTGACATACCTTCTTTGCGGTCTGTAAAGACATGGGCTAGTGCTCTGCCTACATCGGTAGCTGGGTGCCAGTCGATTGTTCCGTCTCCAAAATCAGAAAGGCTGTCAATTGAAATGTAATTCTTAAGAACCTGAACTAGATTTTCTCTGACATATCTTTGCGGTGATTCAGTTTCACCAACTGGAGGAATACCAAAACTTTCGGCAAACTCGGTAAATACCGTATCCAGTTGACGGCTGGTTGACAAGGCGTCCACAAAGCTGATGGCAATGGTTTCGATGTATTCATCTTTGCTGCCACCGTTATACATTTCTGCTTCGTTGATTTCAAATACACCAGGCTTTGTTTCTGCAACATCCATGGCAATGGTGCCATCACCACGAAGGCGTAAAGACAATACATAACCAAAGGTATCAAAGTTTTCCTTGGCTGACTTCTTAACTGCATCAGCCATACGCCGTGCAATGTTTCTACCAGTTTGCTGAACAATGGTATCTACATTCACAGCTTCGGTAAGGGCTTTTTGTAATTCGTTTACCCTATCTTTTGATTCTGGATCCATAGCCAAGGCTTGCATGTACCAGCCCTCGACCAACGAAATAAGCTTGTCTAGGTTGATGTCAAGCTCTTCGGTGTACTCTACATTTAGGACAAAATTCTTTAGATTGCTTGATGTGTTTCCAAAAGGAGCCATGATCTCACCCAAGGTAGTTGAGTGAATGTTACTGCTGTTGATTGGCAGCATCATGTTTGATCTTGGTCTACTGGTTACAATTGTATAGTCTTTGGATGAATCCCTTTTGTCCTTAACCGTGACAATAGTCTTTTGAGACCCCATGAAATGGTTGAACAACCCTAGCGTGATAACGACATCGTTTTCAGCATACAAGTCAAACAAAGCCCAGTCGCCATCTGCGTTTGCCAGGTTAAAGTTTGCTTCGGCTTCTGCCCCTGTAACCTCGGTTTCGGTTTTCTTGTCATCCGACATTCTGAGAACAGCCCCATTTGTGATTACATATCTACCGTCAGGGGAAATCTCCCTTATTGGTGGTAGGTTGTTCTGGGCCAGTGACTTTAGGTTTGCATTCTTTGGGTTGCTGGTGTAATATGCACCGCCCTTTTCCCGTTCAGTATTGTCAAATCCAAGGTTTCTTTGAAGGTCATAACTTCTTAGGGCTACTCTTGACACTAGGTTTTTGTTGTCTACAAAGTTAACCAATTTACCTAAGTCAAAATGATTACCAGCAAAGGTTACTAACTTAAAACCGTTATTCTGATACCCTTCAAGGAAGTTCAAGACATATTCAATCTGTTGCTTATTCAGTGGTTTTCTTGTTCCAGTTGGGAGATCTTTGGAATTTGTTGGAATACCCGAATCATCGGTGTTTGAGAAAATAAAGGTTACTGGCTCTTTAGCGTTTGACTTGTCTTGAACCCTGACTTGCATAGACAGAATCTTAGATGGGTTTCCTGTTGTTTTGTCTGTAAGATCTGTTTCAATGTCATAGGAAACAGCATCCATTCTGTTGTCAAAGTCAGGTTGAAACTCAGGTAGTGTTTCTGGGTTTGCAATACCAAGATCCTTCAGGGTATCCTGGAGCTTCGATACATACAAAGTTTTACCAGCTTCTCCTAGCTTTCTCTTTCGCTTGCTGACAAGACCAAGGTCATCTGAATTGATAGACAAGTCATACAACCTAGGGTGGAGCACCATATCTACGGCCTTGCTAGAAATGGTTCCATTATAGTAGGGGCTTGCTCGTAGGCTGTATAGACCTCTAATGGTGTACTCTAGCCAGCTGGACAACTGACGGGCGGTAGACGCTTTGTTTTCATCTGGGATTACACCAATGTTGGTGTTTAGCAAAGCCTCAGAACCAGTCCTGTCCTGCTTGACAACAAGGTTATTGATGTCTGTTTCAAGAGGGTTAGCCACTCCGTTCTGCGTAATAATGGCCTCTAGGAGATTTAACTCTGAGTCCATTACCGTTGTGACATTGTCAGCAAAGGTACCGCTTTCGACACCACGCCAAGCGATTCTTTCCCACTCCTTGATAATTTCCTTGGCTTGTTCTTTGGTAAACAAGGTTCTATCGATGGGCTTTGCTTCCTTATCGTCTGCTTCTCTTTTTTCACGACGACGGAGGTAATACTCTACGATTGGCTTACCAACCATATTATGCATCAAAAGGTGGTCGATTTCGTTTTCAGCACCACCGTTTTTGACGGATTCCGCTTCAAAGAAATCAACCAAGTTGTTCATGCGCTCAACGGTGTTCTTGATGTTTTTTGCAGCCAGTCTTTCCTGTGCTAGTTGATTAGCAAGGGTTGTTGCGGATGCAACGGTTAGTTCTGAGATTTCAGCAGAGTCCAAACTCTCCAGTTTGGCCGCTTCTTTTTCAATTGCTGCTGTAACCTGGTCTCTAGCCAAGGCAACAGACCTGATTTTAATTGAGTCTTTACCACCCAGCTCTACAACCTTTTCATCAATCAACTCCTGAAGTAACGCTTTTTCCGAGGCTCTTGCTTCGGTTAGTTGTTTTTCAAGTTCTTTGATCTCTGCTTTCCTTTCCTTGGTTCCTTTTACACCCTCTTTAAACCTATTTAGCAGTTTCTTGCTTGCTTTAATGGTATTTTCAAGGTTTTTAATATTTGCTTTGATCATGGCATATGAACGAAGCTTTGCTCTAACATCCTTGGGTGTAGCCACATTGATTGTATATTCGATGTAAGTAAGGATTTGCTTAAGTTGGTTAAGCTTATTGAGGGCACTGTCTCTTTTCTGCTTTTTCTCTCCATCTTTAACCCCATCATAAACCCTTTCTCTATCCAGTTTTTCCTGGATTTTGTTTCTTTTTTCATACAAACCTGGCAAGACTTCTTCTCTACCAAGGTTTCTGTTCATTGTAATCAACTGGTCGATGTTTTCGATCTGAGACAGGCTAAACAGGTTAACATCACCCTCTGCAATTCTGATCTTTGACAAAAGGGTAGCAAGTCTGTCGGCTTTTTCTGCTGGTAGCATTCGTGAAATCAAGTCTTTAAAGGTGTATACAAAACCACCCTCAATTACCTTGGAGATGTTGCTAGTTAGTTCGTCAACTGTTTCTCTCAGGAAAGCTTTGTCTTCGTCTGTAAGAAAGTCTGTTACAAGGTCATCAATTTTATTGCTGAATGTTGGATCGGAATCTCTTTCCGTGATCAAAGTAATAACAGCATCCGCGTCTTCCTTGGCATAGCCATTACGGAGTAACTGTTCATAAATAGCTTTCTTTTGTTCGATGGTACAGGCCATGGTTCCTCACTTACAAATCTTGCTGATCAAAGAAATTAACTCTGGTTTAGACATGACGATATCTATAGCATTGGTTATTGTGGCTGAAGTTGGTTTTGTTTCTGGCTCAGGTGCAACCTCGGGGGCCGTAGGTGCAGCCACAGGAGCCGTAGGAGCAGTCTCAGGAGCCGTAGGAGCAGTCTCAGGAGCCGTAGGAGCAGTCACAGGCGCAGCCTTAGGCGTAGCCTTAGCTACCGCTTCTGCTGTGTTCCTAGCGATTATATCAGCATTCTCTGCTTGGTTAACCAAAAGATCTTGATCTGGTGCCTCGGTACTAGATGTATTGGTTGGTGGGTTTTCACTAAGGAGCTTTGAAGCCGCGCTTTGTAAAGCTAGGATCTTTGTTTCTTCTTCTTTAAAGGATTCACTGTTTTCAAGAATATCCTTTTTGACAGCTTCCGCAACCTCTGTTTCTGTCATACCAGCAGCTTTGTGCTTTTCGGCTAGCTTACCTTCTATTTGTGTCCGCAAAACCAATGCACCGATCTCAGAAGCATCGGTAAATGTGGTTTGGTTTCCTGCTGCAACCAACCTTACTACTGTTTCTAATGCTTCAAGAGACATCGTAACTTTGCCGTCATCTCTGACAGCAAGGAAACCTGGGTGTTCTTGAATAAACTGTGACAACTTGTTTGATTGGAAAGCACCTGTAGTGGGATCAAAAGTACCAATACCAGTATTGAGGTTATTTAGCCACTCGTTAACCGCCAGTACTGCACCTAATGCTGACTTTTGGTTTGTGTTTTCCGAGGCCATCTCAATATTACTTAGTGCTCTGATGGCACTTACAAAACCTTCGTTTTTCTTGTCTTCCAATCTACCGAAGGTGTTGTTGCTCATTTCGTTTAGCAAGGATTCTGTAACCAAGGCTCTTGCTTCTGCTGCTAAACGAACATGCTGTTCTTCTACGCTTAGGTCACCTAGGTTTGTTCCCGTAAAGGCGTTCATATACAACCTAAATTCACTGAGGCGGCTTGGATTAATGTCTAGTACTCTTGTTACAGCAAAGTCTGAAATCGCGTTACCGCTTATTCTAAGGCCATATCCTGCTATTGAAATAGGAATACCAGCTACTTTAAAAGCACCAGCAAGTACTGGACCCATGGCTGCTCCCATAAAAGCTGATTCGGTCATTTGACCATAGTCAAACGAGACCTGAGTATCAAGTTTGTGGATGTTTAACAACTGGTTAGCAACATCAATAGCCCCTTCCTCGACAAACTCGGTTGCCATTGGTCCCACAAAGTACTTCATCCACTTTGCATTACCAACGGTTGGACCTACGGTTTTGTTAAGCAAGGTAGAGGCAATGTTTACTGGTAGGTAATCTTGGGTTTTCTTAATTGCTTGACCTACCTTGTGAATTTTGGCGGCTCTTTCGGCAATCTTGGCTGCTCTTGCACCTGTTTGAGCAGTGGCTAGTCCTGCCCTTGCGGTAAATGTAGCCGCGCCTGAAATAGCCGTACCAACACCAGCAGTGGCTGCTGCAATGACTACCTGACCAACCATATCCGGTGAATCAATGGTACCTGTGAGCTGGTCCCAAGTAAATCTGGCTGCTTTTTCAATTGGTCCAGCGGTCATTGAGTATACTTCTGCTGCTTGCGCCATTGCTTTATTGTTTACAGCAGAGTTTACTCGATACCTAAAATCGAATGCATTGTTTGCTGTTGTCAAGTCATCTTCAGTAAGTCCTGCATTTTGAAGATATGCCCAAAACTCTGGATCTTCTTTTTGAATTAGATTAAGCAAAGCAGATCCATCAAACTCAGGGTCTTTTTTCTGAAACAACACTAATTCAGCATTATTTTCAGTTGCGTAAAACGAGCTGGCAAGTGGCAGGGTTTGAAGCATTCCCTCGTAAGCATACAAACCAGTAATTGGGTCTAAATATGCATAGGGGTTTAAGAACTTTAAAGACTTTTTAATATAACTTGGGCTATACTTACTAGCTTGTAAAAACTCATATTGTTCTGGTGTTGTGTTCCCGTCCAGCATGGCTTTCATTTTACCATAGGCTTTTGAACCCATAAACAAAGCATCGCTAGTCGAAAGGTTTGCTTTTTCATACGCTGTATTAGCCGACATACCCAAAAACTCAAAAACATTGCCGTAGATATTACCGGCATGTGTAAGTTCATTATAGCTCATCCAATCTTTTTGTACAACACCATCGCGGTCAATAAACAGACTGTCCCTGTTTGTTGGGCCTTCTCTATTAAACATTTGAGTTGGGTTTCTTGCAGCAAACTTATCTAAAAATCTATCTGAACCAGCTTTAATTTCAGAGATTTCTTGCTCTATGTCTTCTAGTGCTTTTTGGTTTACAGTTCTCCCAAGACTACGGATTATAGTATCGTTTATGTCTTTTACTTGGTCTTCTGATACTAGGTTTGCGTAATATGGTTGTCCTTTTTCATCGACTGTAAGTCCCAAAACCTTGTCAGTAATCTCTTGTTGCAGTGATCTTTGTTTTGGTTGATTAGCAAGTAAATTATCTACCGCAGTTTGTAAGCCAAAAGAACTCATTTGTGTTTCCTTAGTTATTTTTTAAATACTGTATTTACATCTTACCAGGGAACGGCATTTTAAACTGTATTTGGTTTGTCGGTTTTGGTTGAGTTATGTTTCTAATTTTTAGGATGTTTGCTGTAATCGCTTCTTTTTCTTTTTCTATTGCTTGTTTTGATCTTATAACTGGTCTTTCTCTTTTAAACACGGTTCCTGTATTTGGCTTATCTAACCGAATGACTCTTGAACCTATTTCAAGAACTGGATAAAACTCACCTGTTTCATAGTTTCTTTTTGTGTTGATTCTAAAAGCAAACTGAGTTGTTGTTTTGTCTAGTTCTTTTTTTAGTACTTCCTTAAACACGGGGTTTTCGTTAAGCCGATCAAACAAGGTTTGGTTTCTAGCCCTTGGTGTTGTTGGGGCTTTTCTAGATTGTACTGCAACACCAGCTTGCACATACACTTGATCTAGGATGTGTGTGTACTCTTCTTCGGAATAGTTTTCATCAGCCATAACCAAGTATCCAGCTAGGTCTAGTTCTGAAGATAGGTAAAAATTTTCGATTGAATACCGAGATTCATCAGGGCTTATTTGACTTAAGCCATCTAAAGTTCTTTTAACAGTTCCCTTGACTTCCCGCATAGAAAATGGTGCATTTTGTCCAGTTTCATTAATTTCTTCAAAGCTTAGGTCCTGTCTTTGGGTATTTACAAATCCTTCGTTTTTTATGGTTGTTGTTTTTTCAAAAAAAACTCTTGGGGGTGCGGTTAGTCCTAGCCTATCTTCGGGATACAGTAGGGTTTTTCCTATTTGGATTTTGTTTAGATCAGAGACTTGTACTTTTTCGTCAGCTAAATACAGAAACATAGATAACAATCGTTCCGCGTTTTCTGTTGTTCCTTGTGCGTTACTCAGTCTTTCTAACGCAAATAAAACCTTATCAGAATCTCCAAAATCCTTTAGTTGCTTTGTTGTTTTGTTTCCGTTTGCATCTTGAATGCTTACATAAGCACCAGAACTACTGTTCCATTCTGGGAGGTCAACAAGAGTTCCAACAAATTTGTAAAATAATTCTGAACTTCCAAAACCAAGTGCTCTCACAGTTGATTGCAGAACTTCTGGTTTTCTGTAATCATTTGAACCTAGATTAGCCGTGGCAATTAAATCCTCTCCAATACTCCTGTATCCTGTTCTAGATTGTGATAATGAAAAGTGTACAGGATTTCCTCTATCTCCAAAATCTCCAGCGCCTTGGAACTGAGCCGCTACACTTAGTAGTTGTTTTACTTGTTCAGCGTTTGCTCTAAAGCGAGAATCAAAGGAATTAATTTCTACAAAAGAAGCCATAGGCATAGCGGCCATCATTGAAAATGCGCTTATTGAATCGCTTCCAATTCCAAAAGAACTAACAATGTCGGCTGTTTTACCTGAGTCTTGTATTGCTTGGGCAATGGTAACTGCTGTATAAAGCTCATTATACGGAACCCTATCTATGCCCCTTTCTTTTATGTTGGTCAAGATTGTTTTAAAATCGGTTACATATTCCCTGAGTTCTGGAGTATCATAACCATTTCTAAGCATATGGTGAAGCATGTGTCTATAAATCAGTAAGTCACCCAAACCATCTGGTGTTAATCTTCCGTTTTCGTCAGCAATGTTTCTTTTTGAAAAATTCATGGGCCTTACCCCAGACAGACCCAAAATCCTATCGCGGCTTTCAGCAGGATCCAAATCCATTACTCGTTGAACACCTTCACTTAGATTCCAATCTGAAGCGTTGTCTAACTTAAGCTTTTTAACAGTTTCATCTAGCCAGCCTGGTAATGTAGTTGCTACATGATTAAGCTGACCAATTTCTGTTATTATTTTAACCCTATCTTTTTCGTTTAATTGACCAAGAATACTTGGGTCTTTTATGGCACTTCTAATCCCTTCAATTTTTGCTGGGCTAGCCGTAAGTAAGCTAATAGATGCTTCTTCTGGTGTGGGCAATTCCCTTAACTGACTGACACTACCAGTTTCTTCTTGTTTTGAGCCACTTTGGATTTGAATGTTTATGCCATCAAACACCATACCATACATTTTTGTTTTTAGATCAGCATATGAATCTTTCTCAAACCCATTGTCTTTTAGGATTGTCTTTAAATCCCCTGGCATTTGGTTCCACCAATCCCTGAAAGAACTATGGTCTAGGAAAATTGTATCAACGCCTCCAACAACACCCCGCCCAGCAGAGAATAAATACTGGACAAATTCACTTTGTTTGTCTTCTGGAATGCCTACGCTTTTAGCAAGGCTTGTATAAACGGCTTCTAGTCTAGCTTCAACAACATTCTTTGGAAGCTTTTCAGCTAGAGGTTTTATCACGCCCAAGTCAAGCGCGGTTTCATTTAAGGCATTACCAACTCTGTTTTTCCATTCTGGGGTACTAATAAGCGCTTCTCTTTGAACTTTGATCCAAGTTTGATAATCTATTCCAGCGGGTAATACAGTATCCCAGTTTTTAAAATCGTCAAGTTCTTCTTTAATTTTTTCCCAAATCTCGTGTGGAGATACACCTGGTGTCTCATCTAGTTTTGCTTGGAATACTTTAGGAACCAAAGAACTTACAATACCTTGTCGCTGGTCTGGTGGTAATACATTAATGTTAGCCGCTACTTGCACAAGTAAATCATTAGTTTTTTTGTTTGCGTTAAATACATTCACAGCGGCTGCGATGTTAGACCCTGCCTCAGACTCTGCGGCCATTGATTTTTGTACCCGCTTAAGAAGATTAAACATAGGGGCTTTTTCAACTATTGAAGAATCTACTGCCCTAAGTATTTCTTCTTTTATGTCGTCTGGTACATTTTGCAGCTGGGGTTGTAAGGTGTCTTTTACATGTGAAGCAACAAACTCAAAAACTTCTTCACCAGTGGCATCGTTTGGAATTTTGTTTGCCAAATCAAAATATACTGGGAAGTTTTGTTCTATTTCTCGTTTAACTTTTGGGTCATTTGTTAAGGTATACTCATTAAAAGTACTCTCGGATGGTAGTTGCATCAGACTATCTACAGCTGCTTTTACTCTGACCCTAGTACTGTGTGTTGCATTTATAGCAACCTTGGCTTTGTTATCTGCCTTTGTGGTTTGATACCAGGATACCTGTCTAGCAAGGGGATGTCTATTCTCGTACTCTTGTTGGAACACATCCAATAGCTCTGGCGTAATTTGTGAGTTTCTGTCTAGGTTTCTGCTATTAAGAAAGTCACCTAGCTCAGACTTATATCGCCTCTCTTCAAACGAATCCATGGCATCTCCCGAAAGCCATTGTTTTTTTACCCTGTTGTTAATGTCTTTCTTCCAGTTTTCGCCTAACAGTGGGGTATAGATTCCTTTTAAACCGTCTTCTAGTTTTGTAAACTTTGTATTGCCATCTATGGTTTCATCAGCATCAATTTCATCAAAAAGGAGCTGTGCTTTCTGAACTTTTTCCTTTTCTAGTCTAGAACCAATGTCCGCAAAAACATCAAGACCCTTAGCTACGCCCCCAGCAATTTGAGCAAGGGCTGCATAAGAGGCTTCTTCTGACGATGGTCCTACTTGTTGCCTAGGCTGAGCCACCTGCATTTGGCCACCTACGGAACGGCTTTCAATAAACTGAGGAGCGGGGGCTGCAATTTCAACAGATGGGGCTGCTTGGTTAAAACCTAGTAAACCTTGTGAATTAACTCTTGACATTATTGCTCCTTTATCCTATTGCATTATTACCAGAAACACTACCAACAGATTGTGGAGTATTACTGAAATTTTCTACATTACTTGAAGAACCCAAACCACCATCACTATATTGTGCTGGACTTGGGCTTGAAGAAGATGTTGAACCCATAGATCCTATAGCAGCGCCCGCAAAGGCACCGCCAATTTGAACCAAACCAGACACCATTCCAGCTGTCCTAGCAGCTCCCGCATCACCGTAAATGGGCTGGTCATCAAACATAGCAATGTTTGGCATAAACACATTTTCGGTTGTTTGTTGAAGCATTGATTGCTTTTGTTTTGTAATGTTGTTTAGTTGTACCATTGCATTCTTTTCAAATGACTTGGCAGCTCTTAGTGCATTGATGCTTTGGGACATGTTTAACGCCGCGTACAGCCCGCTGTTCTTGGAGACCCCTCTGGATAGGATGTCATTGACCAAAGCCCCCCGCTGGGCTTGTAGCTGCTTGCTAAGCTCTCCCTGTTGGAAGGTCACGGAGTCCTTTACGGCTTGCTTAGCATCCCACTCATATTCCCATGCGGCTTTAGTAATAGCCTCGTTTCTTTTCATCTGTTGAGCAAAAGCCTGGGCAGACTCAAACTGAGACTTAGCGTTATTAATGGCTTTTTGATTGTTTTGAGCAATCCAGTTTCTAAATGCTTGTTGATTCTGGGCAGCTATGGCAGCACTTTGGGAACGACCACCAAAGATGGAACTTAATCCACCAGCCACCGCTGACCCTAGAGCGATCATTGTCATTGGTTCCATTGTACTCTCCTTACCAGCCCCATTGTCTGGATGATCTATTTGGTTTCTTTTTAGCAGTAGTGCTTATTACTCTGATTGCTCCACTAGTGGGGGCATAGTCAGCAGCCCTAAAGTTTTCAGACCAGTTCTTTATGGTCTTTAGCCATTCCTTTTTCTTAAGGTCTTCGGATACCTTTTGCTTGTCTGTTGACATGTGATCCTTGTAAAACGCAACAGCGTGACTAAGGGCATCGACACGGTCATCGTTCTTCAAGGCTCCTTTACCCCTATGTAGTCTGGTAAGTTGGATTTGGTTCTCATGGTTCATAATTGCCTTGCGGTCAATTACAAGCCTATGGGAAGACATCACTGGTTCTAAGATGTCTATGATCCGTCTTTCTTTTTGACCCGTTACTTTGAACTCTTCAATACCCACTTGGTGGGGACAGTTAGCAGCAATCACTGGTGCCAAGATCTTTGAAAACATACCGTCACCAAAGTTAGACTCAATCCTAACCAATGGTAACTCATATTCATTTATAAGAGCACAGATCTTCTTTAGAGTAGGTTCATCATAACCACCCGCAACACCCAGCAACTCTGCAATAAAAGTCGTACCCGAAAGAACACCAGCTACGCAGATACCAGTTTCGTTGGTACCACGACCCGATGTGTCAATAGCCATGTGCTTATGCTGATATGGCATAAAGTTGGTGGATATGTGCATTGGTTCTGGGACAGCATCACCTGAGATACCAAACATAGGTATGCCCTGCATAAGGTTCTGGCCTTGCCAGATCAACTTATCAGGTGCCAAGGATGGGTGGACATCCATTACAATAAGATCCCTGAGTTTTAGGGGGTACTTGTCCATGTCGGCTAGGTTTGTAACTAGCTTGTACTGGAGCGCATAGTGACTTGGACCAATCTTGGCTTTTCTGCTTGCTAGTAAGTCTGCATCAAATCGCTCTGGCTGCGTAGGCATCCCAGGTTCTATACCAAGGTCTAGAACCCACGGAGCCACATCTTCTACTTCATATGGGATTGAAGAGTCAGGCATCTCGGCTGGATACTTGATCATGGGGTACGACTCCTTTAGGGAGTTGTAAATGGAATCCTGGTAGTGAGGAGTACCTAGGAAGATAACCCGTGATCCTTTGTTTCTGATTGACTCCAGTTCGGCTAGTTTCTTAAGCAATGCTTCCTTACCCAATGGTGTTTCATTCTTACCAGAAATTTCAATGTCATCTAAAATGATACGATCTGCGTGAAGACCCGTAATCTGACCTGTGATACCCCTGGCGGCACAACTAAGGTCTTGGGTAAACTTTGACCTAACTGCAACATTGAATCCAAGGGCGTTGTCTTTGTCGATATCCCTTGGCAGTAGATATTGGCAATATGGTACAACACTAAGGATCTTTCTAGACTGGGACACAAAGTCAATAGCTTTGGACTGCGTGTTAGAAAGCACCAAGAAGGTGAGGTTGGGATCCCTAAGCCATTCCCAGCTGCTGGCACATGCCGTAATGGTTGACTTACCAGTGCCTCTTCCTGCCGCTAGGATAGAGTCATTGGCACCTTCTTGGTACTCTCTTGCGATCTCGTACTGAATTCGGGTAGGTTCTCCAAGACCAAGATACTTGAAACAAAAGAACAAATGATTTCTAAAGTCATCTATGACTTCCTGGGGAACCTTCATCTACCCTCCTTAGTACACTGCTTTCTTAAGCTTGAATGGAACCTTCTCGGCCATGGCTGCTTCTACAGCCTCAATGGCCTCGCTGGGGATGGCTCCAACCTTTTCCTTGTGGTCGGTCAGGATGCCCCGAACGACCGTATACAGACCTGGGGTCTGCTTCTCGGGATTCTGAAGATCGTCAATAAGACGATCAATCAAAAGCTCCTGAAGTTGCTTTAGCTTTTCTTTCAAGACTTACTCCTTTCCGAAAAACTTGGCAAGCTTGCCGATTGGCAAGACATTACCAACAATGTAGCCGACTAGCCCAAGAAGGCCAGCAAACCAACCACAACCAACAAACGACTCAAACGATGCGAGAGTTGTAAACATAGTTTACTCCTGTAAATACGACCCATGGGGTCTGGTTATGGGGCAACATAGCCCTGGAAATTAACCCAAACGCCACCAGTCGATGATGTTACTGTCTGAAGTTGTACCGATGTGTTAACAGAACCACGCAATGGTGTTGGGAATGCAATATGACGATGCGCTGTTGCTGTTGTTGGTAAACGGGTTTGCCAAAGAATTTTGTTGAATGTTGCAGTGACGTTTGCTCCCGAGATACTTAAAACACCACCACCGCGTGTAGCTGAAAGAGTTAGTGTATTAGCACCAGTTGTCAAAACAAAATAAGTAACGGTGGACGCCGTTATACCTGTGACTGTGCTTGCAGTAAATACAACAGCATCACCCACAGAAAGGTTGTGAGTTGCTGAAGTTGTCAATGTGTTTGCGTTAATGGTTTGTGAAGAGCATGTTAGGTCTGGTTCTCGGATTCGTAGATCTGTCGCTGTTCCAGCTTCCGCGTAAAGATCAATACCAGTAACATAGTTTCTAATACCAGCACCAGCGGCTTCTTTAACCACCAAAGGTACGGCGGTATTAACCAAACCGCCAGCAATGGATGGGGTTTGCCAATCTGTTTCTGGTAAACTAAAGTTCTTTACAATACCAGCGCCAATCATTGTACCAAGCCAACCAACTGAGTCACCAGTCGCGCTCATTGCTGTAATGTTAGCATTGGATGCTCTTAGACCAACGGTGACTGGGTTACCGATAGCAGCATCGACCGCGACTGTACCAGCTACAGCTGTGGAGGTAAGAGTTACGGTTGGGTTTGCGGCAAGAACCACAGGAAGTGCGTTGATTGCATCCGCGCCTGTCCTTTGTACAAATTCAACACGCTGTCTTGCAAAGTCAAAGAATCTTGCGTAGGAAATACGAAGATCTGTTCTCTTGATTACCTGACCGCCGCAGTTTGTTGTTAAAAAATCGGCTGGCAATGATGCTTCAAATGCGCTAGTAAGGGGCAACAAGACCAGAGAGGTTGTGCTAATATTCTCAACCTTATAAACACCATCAATGCCAAGATCCGCAGTTGACGACCTAAAACCAGCAAGGTTTACGTAATCACCGATTGAAAGAAGAGTCCAGTTTGCTGCAGAAATTAAAGTAACCCGTTTGCGGCTGTCTACGCTACTAGTTGCCAGGGCAGCACTTACCTGATCTGCTGGGTTGTAACCAAGCGAAGAAGGAAGATTATTACCATGGACTACTGAGACAATACCACCAAAAGAGCTAATTGTAGCTGCAGTACCAATTACAACGTTAAAGGTATTAGTAGTTACAGCTGTGATATCCGTTGCTGTAGTAAGGTTTGGAAAGCTTGCGGCTGCTTGGTCCGAAACACCGTAAATGGTAACCCTAGAAAGAGCATTCAATCCGTGTGGTCTATCGCATGTGACCGTAGCCGTGGTGCTGCCGTTCTTTACAATTGAGGTAATTTTTGCAACTGGTCTTGTAATGTCCTTTGCGTTTGTTACCCGAAAACGCAAAGAGTAGTCCTTCAGCAGCGAAGGAATAACTTGGGTTCTGTTTACCAACAAAGACGCAGCGGTGACGGCATCAATCGTGGAGTTAGTCCACTGAAGTCGATCACCCATTATCAATAGGTTGTACTGAGTTGTTGGGACAAACGAGTAAGCACCAAGAATGTTGCCAGCGGCCTGAACAGATGCCGTGCTAAGTGTAGTCACGGAATGGTTTCCAAGGACTACGCCAGATGGAAGAACGTCACCAGCTTCAGATCTAATGAAGAACGCAGCGTTGGTAGCCGTTGCGTTTTCCAAGATCATGCTAGTTCCGTTCTGAGAACCACCTAAGGCAGATCTACTACCTAGCTGTGGGTATGGGGCGCTACTAAAGTTATAGGTCTGGTTAATGGAGGGTATGGTATAACCAGAGGCACCAACCAGTGAAACTTGATTTGGAGTCAATATAGCACTGACAACCAACGCTGGATAATTGAAACGTGAATCTGGTACGCCGCTGATTTGAACACGCGAACCAACAGCAAGATTATGCGCTGTTTGCGTGGTTATGGTTATTGCGGTAGTACTATGGACAAACGATGTGATATTCAAACTAACAGGGAAATTCGGTACAAGCTCTTCATCCACAACCTCAACTACCATTTCCTGACCAAACACTCTTTGGGATGCGTGCAAACCGACTGTTAGATCAAGTGGCAAAGAAAACTTTTGCTTACTGGTAATTGTGATTTCCGAATCAGCTGACCATGGATCCTTTGAGATTACCAGATAACTCGCACCGACACAGTTGCCATCGGCAATCACGATGTCGTCAGTAGCATTTGTTCTTTTCTCTTCCCATACAAAGGGATTTGGATAATCCTCAAAAGACTCACGAAACTTTGAAATAAAGTTCCCACTAACAGTTGGTAATGGGTTGTCTTTGGATACTACCTTACCGAGATGTGTCAGATCATTTTGAATTGGCATTTTTTCCTCGCTTGATTTTCTTAAAGGCTTGATTTAGTTCTGGGTCTTCCGCCCTGAGAACCGCCACGGCTTCCTCTACCGTAGTCTTGCTTGACTTATCCAGTGCCTCGGTTAACAAGGAAGCCTGGTCCATTTTCTTAGAAGAGACCCATCCTAGGCGCATAAACAACGCCTTGGTAAGGTGACCAATACCCAGATACCATAACAAGAAACAACTACCTAGGATGCTCAGGCCAACCATTACATAAACAATCATAGTAGACCACCATGGAACTTTATCTTCTACCTTTGTAAGGTTTACCAAGGTACTCTTAGTGATTTCTATAATGGTTTTTTGTTCTTCCATTCCTTCCTTGGTATTTTCCTGGATTGATTTGACATCTATAAACTCGTTCCTAGTGGCCAAATCAATATCCTCAAACCTTTGGTGAGAGGAGTTTGCAAGGTCTGATACCTTGGTTGCATCCTTGGCAATTTCCTTTACGGGAGATGTGCAAGCTGCGAAGAAAGCTATTACAACCAAAAGAAATCTCTTCATCGTCTTTTCTCCAGTTCAACAACCCTTGCTTTTAAGTCATCAAGCATTGTTCTATGGGCTGCATCATTAGATGATACTTGTATTTGTGCTTTTACTAGGTCTTGCACAATTAACCTAAGCTCAGCAAGATCTTGAGTTGTCTTATCTAAGACTTGAGTTCTTTTACCTAGGTCTACAAAAAACCCACCAACACCAATGGCCAATACAATCAACTGAAACCATTGAACCATGTAAGGTTGTGGATTACTAGTCCTTTTTCTAGTCATAATTACTCTCCTGTAAAATCAAGTGTGTCGGGGTCAACAAAACTAACAGAAGCATCGGTGTTAAGGATGGAAAGTCTTAACCAAAAATCTGACGGAATTCCTAGCCTTGTAAATTTAACAGCACACTCATTACGCCCAGCCACAAGGTTTTGGATATTGTCGTAATTATACTCTCCTTCAGTTGCATATCTCAAATAGCAATAGGTGGAAATTAAGCTACTGCTTTTGTCAATATCCCAATTTAGACCAGAAAGGGTAGAGTCAGTAGCTAAATTGCTGTTTTGGTAACTACCCAATGGCATATCTAGATTAAAATTCCACGGACCGCTATCAATTTCTATGTCATTACTTGTACCGCTATCTCTTGTTGGGTAGTTTGTATTGGTCGATCCGGTAGCAAACTTTCTAAATACTTTGCTGTAACCAATTGATTTAAGCCTTGGAATTGAAATTGCAATCCTAATAACATACCGTAAAATATTGACATTGCTTATATCTGATTCAAGTTGTTCTGATAAAACACGACAAACTACTTTTGATTTATCAAGTCTGCTTTTAATCTTTGAGCTAATGATATTTGATGCTCCAATATCTGCGTTCATCGCTGGATACAGTTTCTTTTTATCATTGCCTATAGGTACAACAGACCCAGATTCAGAGTTTTCTCTAAAACCATACTCTAACAAAACAGCAGAGTTAATTTTTGGTTTTGACCCAGGTACTGTTTCGGTAAAGTAAGCAGCAGTAATGTTTGGTGGTAATACTACTCTAAAGACATAGGTATCTACTGGGTCAGGGACAAAACTCGAAGAAGAAGAAAAGATGGTGTTTGCATCAATATTAAGAAGATGCGTACCAACTTGTCTGGTTCCAGAGTCTAGGATGTTAACTTGGTTTGGTCTAAAAGACCACGGATAAAACCTACTTGCTGGGAATCTATTATTAAGCGGACCGTCACTTTGCCCTAAACTAACTGTGTTCCAATCGAACAAAACAGATCCTAAAGTATCAAAATGACTAATAGATGTGTTGCTGATATCCCACACGGCCCAATCAACATCAGCTTCATTAAATTTTTGGAAATAGTTATTACTTGTGTCCGTAGACCATCGTTGACACCACTCAGACCAAAAACTATTTGCTTTGTAGTAATAACCCATTGGTTTAGATGACAAATGTCTTTCTGTTTTTACTTTGCTTTCTGTAAGGGTTGTATTTGGTGCTAACCCCCCAAAGCCCTGAAAGCGTACAGTGTTTCGTAGACCAGCTACATCCGTTGTTGTTATGTAGTTGTAACTAAGTGATTTGTTAGCTAAAGCTAATGCAGCTGTACTATAGTAAATTATTTGTTCTGGGATTTTAAACACACATTGTGAAGCATCTTCAGAAGCTTGCTCTAGTCGTTTAAATGAAATGTTAGAAAAGCTATTGTAGTTTGCTTGGATAAGTAAACCCTTGCACATTCTTGTTTTGCTGTCGCGTACCTTTAGATCGTCACCAGTAGATGGAATTGCTGTGGTTTCTGGTCGTGCAGAAGCAAAAGCTAGATCTCGTAATGCACTAAGGTATAAATCTTTGTAAACACCTCCAATTGCTACGTTGCTGGTTAGTTCGTCTATAGAACTTAGGTCACTTACTAAAGAAAAGTTTCCATCTGGCTTTACTGTTGGTATATAAAAACCTGATGTGCAAGAGTCAGGAATACTTAGGTAAAAATTCTCAATACCATAGCCATGGATTTTTGGCTCTAGGTTTTCAACTGTAGTTGGAGAACCGTCTGGAGACGTGTACGACCACCAGGGAGAAATTCGGTATCTAATAGCACCTTCTTTTACACTGTGGAACCAAACATCTGAATTTCCAACTGGACTGTATAGTTCATTTGGGTGATCCCAAAACGCAGAGTAAGGTCCGTGCAAGGATTCACTGTTTGTTTCTGTTCGTTGAGTTTTTGCGCCGTAGGCTAAATCCCATTCTAGTTTTGCTTTTACAGGATTTTTTAGATTTTGAACAGCTGCGTTTAATTGGGTATTAACATTTAGGAAATAGGTTTTTGGGTCTTCTTCGTTTGGGATAGATTTCTTGAGCAAGTGATAAACAGTAGATGCGTTAGGCATAATTTGTTCATTCTGTGCTCTATTGAAGTCAGCTAAATAGCCTGGTAATACTATTTCGTTATCAGCAAAAGAAGACATTACACTAGTAAAAATGTGTTTTGAAAACACAAGATCTGAGCCAAACAAGCTAGGTGTCCATTCTACTGTTCTGTTTCGCCACTTAGAGTTTAGGTAACCTAGTACTTGGTTGTTAGTTGGATTATTTAACTCAAAATCAGAAAGATTGTCTGAAGAGTTGATGGCAAAGCCAGACACAAATTTCTTAAGTGCTTCGCTCCATACAAGCGTTTGGTTTTCTTGCATAGAGGTCAGATCAAAGTTTACTGGCTGGTTGTAACCAGTAATGTAAAAGCCATTAGACAGTTGGTTTTGTGCTTTCCATACAGACGGTGAAGAAGACGGAATGTTGTTACTTTGTGGTCCACTCTGGGCAATGTAAATAGTCCCATTGTAAATAACCACGTCATTTACGTTGTACGAAGTTCCACTATTCCATGCTGAAGCTACAATAGAAACTGGATAAAAGTTTTGGATGTTTGTCGCAAAGTTAGCTTTTTCTTGGGCAATAAACAACAACTGATGCATGGTTGCATTGAGTTGTTTTGCAGACAATTTGGCACCATCGGTATAACTAAAGACCATTTTTGACAGGTCTGTACTGCGCCTAATGACAACTTCACCAGAAGGAGTTGTGTTTAGTGCAATAGATTCATTAGGACCAAACTGAAAGTCTGTTCCATTAATAAGAGACGTTTCTGGTCCAATAGAGCTGGGTCTTGTAAACACAAGCACTTGATCTTCAATGGGAATTTCTGGTAACCATGCAACACAACTGTAAGAATATGTAGTACCATTGGCAGAAAAAACTACTTCTATAAACTGACCTGTAGTTGGGTTTAAAGCCGAAATACCAATTGGTACCCCACTTGTGTAACTGTAGCTTGGCATGGTTTCTCCTTATTCAATAGCTGTATTCTTTGGTTTAAAATTACCAAGGATTTCGATATTTGTAATGTTACAAGGTGTTGGGTACTTTGATTTTAGTAACAACTTCACGTTTTCTGAGTAAGCAAGAACTTTAGATTGATGCTTACCACCGCTATCAAGCTTTAGTTCATCTGTTCTTGACAACATGCTGTTAACAAAAAACGGGTAAAAAGTAACCTTGCTTGGTGTTCTAGCTTGTCTAACGACTTCAATATCATAAGACCCACTATTGTAGTGTCGTGTTATCATTGTCTTTAGGTTAAGAACACCTTCGTAGACTTGACTTTGATCTTGAGATCTTTGAACTTGTTGTGAAAGTTCTACGACCATTTCATACGATCTTCCAACAAACACTGAGTGTTGACTAAAGTTACCAGCTATTGTTACTACAGTATTACCAGAAAGATTAGTAGAGATGTTGGCTGATGTGAGGTATTTTGCTTCGTAAGCTTGCGTACCCCAAGCAGGGCCTCTTACCAATGTATCAATTTTAGGGTCATAGTGTGGCAATACAAACGTTGTTTGGTTGTTACTGTATGTGCCAGTTACTTCTGTTAACCAGTCAATCATAGGAGTCGTAACTGGGACAGTTTCCATAGACACGAAATATACGTTTAAACTCTTAGAAGAATCTGCTTTAGTTCTTTGAGAAATTAAATACATGTCTTTCTCGTAACACTTAGCACCTATGATTGAATCTTGATCATCTAAAATCCACCTGTAAAAAGCATTTTGAGATATTTTTTCACCGTTTGTTCTAAAGGTAAAGAAATACAAATAGTTTTTTGTGGATTCGTCAACCATTACAATAGTGTTGTTTGCAGAAGAAACTGTTATAGATCCAAAATTTAAAGGCAAATAATCTTTGCAATGGTGCGTCATTTCCATTGATGTTGAGAACTCGTCTGAAAAACCAGAACCACTAAGGTACATGTACATTTTTCTTGAGTCCATAAAAAACACATTGTTTGCCATCTTTTGAGGCATGACTAGCTTTGCTGTACTAAAGAAAGAAGTGGGTCTAAACTCTACGTTAAACGGAGAAATACCTACATCAACAGAACCACCCCTTACCTCAAATTGTACCGAACCAGATGACAACACAAATAAGATTTGTTGGAATGGCACAATATGACTAAGTCGGTTATAACTACCAACAGAAGCTTGAACATCAATTGGATCTGTTTCACTTACCGCATTGACATCATTAATCCAAAAGTCAAAGAAACTACCAGAAACAGATGCTGCCAATGAGTTGTCCATAGCAATCCAAAGTCTATTTTTCCAAACTGCCATTGATTGAATTTTCTCTTTCTTTTTAAACCCTGTTAAACCTGGATTACTTAGTTCTGTTCCAGATCTTCTTGGCAACATAGGCATATGCCTTATTTTCCAAACACCGTTATCAGAAAAATCTTTGTAAATAATCAAAGGCATTCGTCTGTGGTCTACAACAGAGTTTGGGCTTTCTGATCTAACTCTCTCAAAGTAAGGGTTTTTTGAATACCTAGTTGCTCTATAAAACCCAGCAGGAAAAGAAAGATACGGATTTCTTGTAAAGTAAACTTTCCCAAAACCCCTATAGGTATTGCTGTCTATTTCTCTTTCAAGCGGTAAAAAGGGAGATGTTACTTGACCATAGTCACCAGAAGACCAATCTGGGTTGTTTGGTGTTGTGATTTTATTTGGAAAATCATAGTAATCTTTTAACATTCTTTGAGCTTTAAAACCGTTTGCATCGCTAACGTCTGCCTTTACTTCACTGGCTGGGTATTGCGGAATAACGCTAAAGTCATTAAGGCTTTGACCTTCTTCCTCTTCTTCCTGAGTACCCGGGTTAATGACAAACTCAATGTTATCCCGCACATTGGTCCAATACAAAGCATCGTTAATCAAATCCTCAAGATTAGAAGTAACTCCCTGAGGGCTGATGCTTGTTTTGTAATTTATAGTATCTCCCGAGTGAATAACTGAGTTTGCGTTAGACACCCAGTTTGCGGGGCTTACAAGGTCTACTTGTGAGTTATCAGGTAAATACCCAGTATCGATTAGTTTATTCCAAAGGATTAAACCAACTTCAAAATCAATACTACCAAATGTGTTTTTTATTTGAGTAGGTGAAACTGTCTTAGATTCATTAGCTATCCTATAAGACTGGGTTGTATCACGAGAACCAAAAGTAAGGTATTCATACATACCCCTATTAAAATTAGCCGAACTAGAATCCACTGTTTCTCTTATCCATTCTGTTGGTTCTATTCTGTAAACTGAAATAAAGTTTGAAGCAGAAAGATTATTAAAAAAATTAGTTTCGGTATATGGGTTTACTGGTGAACCAGCACGGTTAATAACCACACAATACCTATTAAACCCATCTACGTCGATAAAATGAAAGTATAGGTTATCGTCATTAAACCCAACAGGAGCTTCTACATTATTTATCTGCAAATATGATGATCCATTATCTGCTGTTACCCTTGTAAGTGGAGGTCTCTTTTCGACTGATCGTTCTAGAGTGATTAAGCAATTATCAAGGTTTTCTGCTTCAGTTACTAGTCGTTTTGTAGGTGCTTGCCTAGCCACACCACCACTAAGAGAATTAATTATCAGTCGAGTATTTGGCATTAGAACCTCGTTCTTGTGTAATATGGGTCTCTAGATAGGATGCCACCTCTACTTACGGCTGCGGCTGTTCCGTTATCACCAAGGAAAATAGATCTGTTCTTTTTAAAGATATCAGATGCGCGACCCCTGGACATATGGTATTGTTCTCGCATAGCCATACGCTTGTCAATCTCTAGATCACCTTGGGTTGTCATTTGGTACTCTCTAGCAGCCATTTCCATGATTGCTCTCTGTAGCGGAGAGTCGATGTCATCCCAACCATAATTGGCGGCTTCGTTACCTAGAAGAACAATAACCTCTATCTTTAACTTCTTGTCAAACACATCCGTCTGCTTGGTGATGTTGAACAACCTTGTAGGATTGGACTTAAGTGTAGTTTGGATCACCTCCCCCGTCGATGGATCGTACAGAGGTTCAACAACCTGAGCATAACAAGCATCGGTCGGCAAGTTAATCTTGCCTGTATTATCTGGAGTATACTCATTGACAAACCTGTTGTTTGCCACGCCTCTCATTACTGTGCTTTTTATTGTCTGGTTAAGGATAAATTCGGCTACCTGGGTATCTACTCCAGAGTCTTGGTTAAGATCTGAAACTAGATGTTCCCCAGATGACAATAGCATGTGGTTAACTGCGTCTTTATAGCTGTAGATTCCCATTAAACCTCCGTGAAAAAAATACCTAGGGGGCCTTTCGACCCCCTAGGTACTAGTTAAAATGTTTGATTAAGCCAAGGAAGCGGTAGTATCACCCTGGATTGCGCCACAGACTTCTGGACGCAGGATGCCAGCACCCGCCATGATGGAGCTTACGGTAAAGTAAGTACCACGTCTGGTGTCCTTGACGGACTCGGTCTGCATGCCCTGGAGACGCAACGAACATACACCGTTACGCTGCCAAAGCAATGCCTTGATTGGCTTGGTCGCTTGTGAGCCAGAACCAGCTGTTCTCTGGGCAAAGTCAAAGTTGTACTTAGGATCACCGATGTCATTTACGGTGCCTACAGCAGTAACAATACCCGTAGAAGTGCTGATTGTTCTTGCAGCTGCGGTACCAGAATCAAGAATACGGTTACCGTAAAGACCAGTGGGACCCTCGCCAATGTGGTTGGTCTTAATGATCTTGACACCCATGTACTCAAGTGAATCCATGATGTTCATCATGCCTTGTGACAAGGAAGCACCAAGACCGCCAGCCTCGGCAACACCGCCGAAGTATGGACGACCAGCACCACCAACGAGACCTGTAGCGTCACGGGCGATACCAAGAGCACGGATGTCCTGGAAAGCCTGGGGGGTGACGGCACAGTAGATCTCGCCTGATGGAACATCGACTTCCTGGAGGTTAACCATGTAACGCTCTAGGTAATCAAGGAGCAACAGAGCAGCGTCTGTACGCTGGGTCTGTGTGGCGAGTCTGTTACCAAGGAAGTTGAAGGTTGCGCTGGCAGGAAGGGCATTCTTACCAGAGAAGTTCATACCCGCAAGACCAGTACCATATGGGTTACGGTTTTCTGCAAACGCAGCCTGGGCAATCATGGAGATGATCTGCTTATCGCGGGTGTTAGCGAGCCAGAGACCAGCCTGACGGCTGAGTTCTGCCCGATAGTCCCATTGGGTAAGCATAAGGTGGATCTGGTCAAGATCAAAGTATGCTGCCATTGGACGCTGATCCAATGAAATATCGAACCAACCTGGGGTCTGAATACCTTCATTACCACCAAGCTCTTCACCAGCATTCCACTTGGACTTACCCTTTACAGTACCAGTGATGGGGAACCGCTTGGTTGTACCCGATTCAATGGTTTCTGTGGTTACAAGTGGCTCAAATACGTTGAGTTCCGAGTAAGCGGTGAGGACTTCACCGCTCCACAGAGGAAGCCAGTAATCTGGGTTGTTAGCACCAGATACCGAAGGCGAAGAGGTACCACTAGCAGCCTGACCACCCAATGGCCACTGAGCTGTGGTTGGGTTGTTTGGTGCTGTGTTCCCGAGTGGGAAAAGGTTAGCGTTAGTTAGACCTGAAAAATTACTCATGTTTGTTTCTCCTGTGTTGAAACTTGTTTAAACTTTATAAAAGGAGAAACCATCAATTGTTCCGTGTCCTTGGGGGATTAGACGGAGTTAACGATTTCCTGAAAATCCGAACTTGTGGGTGTTGATTACCATTGCCTCAACAGCCTTTCTATAGTTGGGATCAACCCGATAACGGGGGTCTCTGATCGCCATTTGCTGCTGTTGCATTGATGTAAACACCTGTACGGAGTTTGGAACCTGAGACTGATTGACCCTGTTCTGGGTAGGCTTAGGTTCTTGTGAAGGTGGTTTTGATGTGGTCTGTCCATATTCAGCTTGAAGACCAAGAAGAACATTCTTATAGGCATTTGTCCGAAGAGACTTATTGATTGCATCAATTTCCTCAACAGTCTTTGTCTCTTGTGCCCACTTGAAAAGACGCTTAAGGTTGTCATTCCCTCCGACAACCGATGCGGCATTTTCCCAGGATTGCTTGGCCAAAGCCTTACGACCCTGAATAAGTTGCTCAATGATGACATCTTCAGCACCCATCTTTTCGGCAATTTCTTTTCTAGTTGCTTCGCTTACGGCTCCAGTGTTGTCGATTTCCGACCCCCACCGTAGCCAATCTTCCGAAGTAACCTTAGCCTGAGGCTTGGGTTCTGGAGGCTTGATGCTAAGCTCTTCCGGAATACCAGAAAGATCTTCTGTCTTTTGTGGCTGAACAGGAGCGGGTGAGTCCCCCACATAATCGGGATTGGTCACGCCGTTTTGATTGTATTGTCTTTTGAGATCTGCAATCTCCTGCCGAGCCTGGGTAAAACCCTTGCGGGCTTCTACCAAACTGTTAAACCAGTCCTCTGCGGACTTAAAGTTAGGAGGAATCTTTTGACCCTGATCCTGCACATGTCGCATAAACATAGCGCGCTCATGGGCGGTCTGGGGATCTTCTTGCGGAGTTACATTAACGATCTCTGGTTGCTGAGTCCCGACAATATTGGATTGTTCAGCATTGATTGGCTCTGGCATTTAAATCTCCTACTTTTTTGGTTTCTTTGAATCTGGTTTAGGTCCTACTTTTTGTAGAACATACTTTTTAACATCTTCTGGTGTTTTCTTTTTCATTTTTTAATCTTCTTCATGATTCCTAACCCAGTAATGTGAAGCCACTTTTCTACTGTAGACAGTGTATTGTTATTATCAACAACACCACCTTCTAGATAATCCAAAATACCGTTACTGTTTAAATCACTACTTGTTGACACTAATGAATACGTTATGCCTGATGGTGTAAGGGGGTTACCGATCAAAACAATAGTAGCTTCTTCTGGTGTTCCAGGGTCGGCAAGATACTGAACAAAACCCAAATCTTTTGGTGTGTTATTAAGTAGTTCTTGTAGTCGATTATTGATTGTAGGTGCAAACAAAGAAGTTTCTAGGTTACTAACAAATACTGGTTGTGATTTGTCTTCTAGCGATATGTAAGCTCGTAAAGAAAGTGCGTAAGCTTGTTGAATAGTTATTGCTGGCATGTTGGTTCTCCTACTTTAGTTTTTTAAGCAAACTAAGTCCTGTTAGGTGATAATCTATTTCTGAGCTTGATAAAGAATCATCGGTGCTTTCAAAGTTATTCCACAATTCAACATGTTCTTTTTGCCGCCAAGCAGCTGCTTCTGAAACACAGATAGTAAAAGAACCAGGAATTGTTTGGTTTTCGTTATTACCACCTTTAAGAACAGAAACTGAAGCATATACTGGGTTAGCGTCATTATCAAATGAATGACCAAGAGCTTCAAGAGACGCAATTGAAACGCTTCCAATAGTTACACCATCTACATTCCACGCAATAACCCCATTAGTTAAAGTAACCCCAAGTGACGTTGGGTTAAAAATACTTTTGTTGGTATTTAAAGTATAAACAAAACCGGGTTCATCTGGTCCGTCAACAAAGTCAGCCACAACAACAGCATACCAGTTAAATGCACCACCATTTAAAACACCAATAAAACCAAAACCTTTGCTTGGTCCAATTACAACAGGTAACCCAGAGTTTTCTCCTGGTATTGATTGAGTATGTAAATATCGGAAACCAACCCAAAATTGAGTATGCCATCCTAATGGTTTATTAAAGCTAGAAATAGCAGTAAAATTAAATGGTTTGACGTGTACTTTTGCTTGCATGCCAACATTGTTATTGGCGTCATCAAAGTGGAGATAACCAATAACGGTAGAGCTGTTTTCGGTTATTTCATTACCATTTCTTTGGAACTTTACGTCGTGTATTAACGCTCTATTTACTAGAGTTGTTCCTGGGCCACATGTAATTTCAATTCTATTGTTTAAAACATCAACAGAACCGTTTGTATTAAACCCAGCATGATTAAGAATTTTGTACCAATTTCCAAGAGATTTACCATTTGTCCATTTCATTGGACCATTTACCAAGTTCCCACCGTTTTTAAAAACAAGGTTTCCTTCGCTGTTAAATGAGGATGAAGCTAAGCTAAACACCGCGGTTTCTGGGTCAAACAAGTTTGGGGCTGGTGTAGAAAAAGACGGCTGTGTAAAAGCATAACCACTTGGGTTTGTAAGAGTATTTATGGGCAACCCGCTAAAAACAGCGTTAAATTTATGGTTAACGCCCTTAGCTAAAGCAAAGGCTTGTGGAAATGATACAACCTTAGACATTAGTTACCTCACTTCTTGCATTTGCTGCAAGACTTCTTAGCTGGTTTCTTGGGTTTAGCTGATGACTTTTTGGAGTACATACCTTTCATGATTAACCTCTCTTTTGGAATCCCTTAAGGGTTTTGGCCAAATTGCATTGGCGTTTAGATTGAGTACTTAGGTTCTTGGACGAGCAATAAGCACTAATTGATTTTCCAGCAGCTTTGGCTTTTTTGGTCAAAGCACCTGGCCGTTTAATAGCTCCTGAAATCCAGTTCTTTTTTGCCATGTTCTATCTACCTTGTTTTATTTCCAAATTCCAGTTACATTGACTAGGGGATTTGCTATTTTCCAAGTTCCTGTTACCTTTATCCACAGGATTACTTGTTTCCACACTCCTGATATCTTGATCCAAATGATGTTACCAATCATAAGACTGCTTCTAGGAATTTGATGTCAAATGCACCAATGTCTTCAAGGATGTAGGTATTGTTTTCCAATACCCCAGTCACCTGATAAACTTCATTAAATGTGTGATCAAATGGGTAAGTGACCCTGACTAGATCATGTATATTGAATGTAGATGTCGCCATCAGAACCTCCTGTTGGTGTTGCTGTTCCCGATGTAATTGTTTTTTGGATTCCATTATTGAGCAACAAAGCAACAACACTAGGCATATCAAGATTAACCCAAGTGTTGTTTACGCTATCCCAGGCAAAGAAATCATTAGATTGAAGGCTTGTAAGACTAACATCATGTAAGTTTTCTAGATGCTCGCCGTGTTCGATGGACACATAAATAGAACCGCTTGTACCAGCCCCGCTATTAACAATCCAACCAATTTTTACTGGGTGAGCAGGAGCAGAGGCTCTGGTTGTGGTCAGGTTACCCGAAGTACCTAAGTATAACCGATCACCGTCAGAACCCAGAGTATTTGTAGCCAATCCACCTAAGTATCCTTCTTTAATAATATAACCATTTTTGTTGTTGCCTATATCTTCAATAGTAACACCAACAACGTCATCCGCAGAAACGTTTGCATTAGTAGCTTTTTCAATTAATAGCAAACCAGAAGAACCTTGAGAACCAACGATTTTGACAACTTTTCCTTTGGTAATAGTAGATCCTGATGTATTACGGGTTTTTTTAATAATGGCTTCTGCACTAACGTCAGGAAATTCACCAGCAGTACCAAATAATTTTAGCGAAAAGAAATCTACTAAAAAATCAAAAGGAGTAAAGTCATCTACTTCGGCACGAATACCTGGGATTAAAAAATCAGTTGGAATATTTGTGTTGATTATAACTTCGGGATCATCATTAAGTTGAAACAAAACACTGGTGGAAGAAAGTCTTTCTATTTTTAAAGTACACCAATCATTAACAACAGTAGGTCCATTGACAGTTGTTGTGCCGGTATCTTTAGTAACAAAAGACCAGTTGTTGTTATTAACACCAGTAAGATAAACACCCTTGGTTGGTGTATCCATATCATCAAACAAACCAAACTGCAATGTATAATCACTTGAGGAAACAAGTGGCTTAAAAATGTAGTACAATCTATTAATGTCGTTCCAAGAAAGAGAGTTCAATGAAGAGTCGTTGACTGTAGACATATACCCATCTTCAACATCTACACGACATTCTACAATTCCAGTATGTCCTGGTTCAGAGGCTTTTTCATAAATTTCTATGTTAACTGGATTTAAAACATAAGAACCAGCTAATGTATCACCTGGTGTAGGAAAAGCTTGCCAACGACCTATAGAACCTGTAGGATCTCCATTACCCGAAACAACAAAGTTATCATAAATCAATATCGGTTGTGAGGGATCTGTAGGGTCTATACCTCCACCACCACCAGAATCAACATCATCTTCTAGGTTCTTAATTCTAGCGGCTAACGAACCTGTGTTTTCTTCGTTTGTTTGGTTATTTAACGAATCAGTAGCATAAAAAACCTGTTCGTTTAGAGAATTAAGTATCTTGGTGTTTTCTTCTGTTTTGTTTTGCAAGTCAACAGCAAAGTTTTTTAATTGCTGTATTTCTGTAGTTAAAGAAAAAAGTTGAGAAGACGGACTTACTTGGGCTTGTCGTCTGCTCACAGCAGATTGTTTTGTGTTTTTCATCCCTTGCACTTCCTACCTTTGGGACATGATTGCTTAGAGCCACCAGGACCAGCCCATAAATTTTTACAAGCCCAGTACTTTGCCGTAAGCTTGTTAGTTGCTTCAGAGCAGTTGTGTCTAGCTCTAAAGCTCTTTCTGGCCTCTGGGCTGTAATTGTGTCCATACCCTTTGGCTCCGAAGTGGATGATCTTTTCTTGGCCATTAGCACAAGCCTTGACCATTTTCTTTTTACCTGGAGATGTCGAGGGCCTTGGTTTGTTACAAGGCATGGTTTTTTTACTGGCCACCCATCCCTCCTTGCAGCATCTGCATTGCTTGTTCAGCCATTTCAGGTGGGATGTTTTGACCACCCGTAGCCATGATGTCTTGCTGTGCAGCAGCTCCCATAGCACCAGCTGCATTCTGAGCAAAGATTTTTTGCATTTCCATTTTTTGTTGCATGGCGGCTTGGGCTTGTTGCTCTGCTGCAATTTCTTCCCGACTACGGACCCAGTTTTGTGGATCAAAGCCAAGGGACGTAATCAAAGATCTGGCGTACTCTTCCCACTTAAAGGAAGCGGCTGCTTCTGGAGGGAGGTTTCTAACCATTTCACCCATTTGAAGAAGCTTGGTGATATCAGACTCTCTACTGAGTGATTGAAGACCAGTAAGGATTTCAATGTTAAGGATACCATCTTTTTCATCAAACTGCTGGCTAAGCTTTTGGTCAATCTCGCCATTTTGAAGCATTAGGTAGACGGTTCTTTTAATGATGGGAACCATAAAGTCTCTGGCAATCGCGGAGAAAGTACCACCTAATACGGTCTCAAGTTCATTGCCAACAGCTCTGATAGCCGTGGCGGTTACGCGATCACCTGTAGGCATTGCTGCGGTCTGTAGTAAGAAACCCTGACCGACTTCCTTACGCATTTCTGTGACGGCTGTGGTTGAGATCTGGACCTGGGGATTGATGGTATCCGAGGGGGAAATGGTAAAGACATCTTCTTTTCTGGCAGCAACCCATTGCCCATTCTGAGCACCAGCAAGGTCATCAATTTCTGTTACTCCGCTTGGATTGACTCCCATGAAGAATGTAGAACCAGCTGCCATACCTTGAATTGCCGATCTGGTATATGCTTCTAAGGTTCTAATATCAGCATAGATATCTTCTACATGGGATCTACCATAGTCTTCACCAGATACACTAGACCATCTGATTACAACATATGGTAGGACATCATAGTAACCAACTTCAACTATGTTGTCGTCAATCTCTTTTTCTACAGCCCACTGCCCATCGCTAGTTTGGTAAACTCTAATGTAAACTGTTCTGTACCCATGTTGGTTTGTTTCACCAGACATAAAGTCATAAGCAATTGCATCTTCCTCATTACTGGGAGAGATAAATTCAAGGTAGATAAACTCCTTGATGCTGCCGTTTACATCTCGACGGACTACAAATTGATCAAGTCTAATCAACCTAAAAGAGAAATCATTTTCCATGATAATAAGAACATCGCCAATTACAATAGCGTGTTGCATTGCTAAATAAGCAATTTCTCTAAGGTTGTTTGACATCAATTTTCTATACACTTGGAACGATAAATTTTCCAAGTATTCTTTGATCTCGTTAGTTGGTTCTCGACCGTTTTTTAACCCAAAAGAAAAGAACGGTGTGTCATTAAGTGGAATCAAAACACTAAGGATTTTACTTGCTAAAGAAGTAACTCCTCGGCTTTGTACCGAAGAATAAGTCTGAATTAAGTTATCCTCTCCACTCATTGAGTGATAAGGCAACAAAGTGGGAACGGTTATAGCTGAACATGCTCTTGCTTTGTCAAGACGAGTTGTTCGCTTGGCGTCTAGTTTTTCCCATCTTTCTTTAATAGTTTTTTCAGACTTCATGTACTCTCCTTAGCTGGGTCTTGTTTGTGATTCGTAAATTGGTCTTTCAATTGTTGGCATAGCCAAATTAGAACCACCACCAAATTCATCTGAAGTTGTTTTAGATGATTGAGCAGTCATTTCCTGGAAAACAGCGGTTTCTCTACGCTCTTCGCTAGCAAGTCTATTGGCTTTTTCCTGGGCTGCTCTTTCTCGTTTAAGTTCTTCAGCAATACGAAGACGCTCACGTTCGTCACGCATACGCTCTTCTGCCTCAAGTTGATACTGTCTTTGCATGTTAAATTGACGCATCTGAAACTCTTCGTTTCTTCTCATTTGAGCGTCCATTTCTTCTTGAGTTTGGCCTTTAGGTGCTCTACCTCCCATGTTTACTCTCCTTCTCGTAAAGAACTCTCAGTTTCTCCACTACTTCTAGCTGACCCGCTTTGAAGCCCCTGTCGTAATCCTTTAGTTTTAGGTCTGATGGACTCAGAGTTATTAGTCTTGTTAGATAGTCCATCAATTCTTTCGTTATTCTCAATGACATGTAACCTATCCTTCAAAATAATACTAAGGGCAAACTTAAGATCTGGGTCTACAATTTGATTGTTTTTTAATCTAGCAAGAAGAATTTCCAGTCTATTCATGCCATCACCGTAATATTGATTTCTACTTTTTTGTCTTTTTCAATCTGTTGCTCTTCAAGAGAAGCATTAAGATTGTCTAGAAAAATTTTTACCATCTTTTTATTATGGAACCCGATGTTTACTGCTGTATAGTTAAGCTTAATTAGCTTAATGGTTTCAGCCATAACAAGATCCATATCATACTCTGTTTCGATAAAATACTGAGACATGGCGACTCCTAGATTTTACAGGAATCCCCAACACAGGCGAATTCTTGAGACCCAGTGGTATTGTCTTCTACCTCATAAAAAGGCAAAAGACTCCAATTGATTTCTTTTGGCATTTTCGCCATCAGTTCGTCATACTTTTCTACTGAAATCTTTTCAAACGGGGTTTGGGTATAGACATTGTCATCCCTTGGTAGGAACGCAACACCAGAAACCAAATCCCAGTGATTCCAGACCCAGTCACCAACTCGCATAAACTCGTTGTCTCTATAGTAAACAGTGATACTTGGTTTGTGGTCACAGTACCAAAGTTGGTAAGCTAACCACAGATTAAGTTGACCAATAGCATCAACCTGATCTGCTGTAACACCCTGACCCTTGCAGGGGAACTCAAAGACAACCATATCTGGCTTGCCGTGAATAGTTTCCCATGGTACTTTTTGATCCATCAAGAACTGAGTGATTGGTTCGTTCTTACTAAACTGAACACGACGAATAAAGTAAGGGGCGTATTCAGGATGGATACCAGAAGAGCAACCAGCAACGCTGGATGTAGTTCCTTCTGGTTTGATGCAAGTAATTGACTTGGATGGGTTAATATCAACGTATTCAGCCCATTCAGCATTTACGGTTTTTGCAACAGACTTGAGAGCTGAAAGGATTTTTTGCAATTCTTCGGGACCATGACCACCATTCATTAAATTGTTTGAAAAGATACCAGTCATGGAAACACCAAGCAACCGCTCTTCTTCACAGTTTTTTTTCCACTCAGTAGCACCAATCTTTTCAAAGTATGTGAAGTTTGTCATGGCACTCTGGAGAGTACCGAGGATGGTGGCTGCTGTAATCTTTTTAATCAAAGTAACAGGGGTATCGTTTTCTCTAACTACGATTGTAGAAAGATTGCAGAACTGATAAGGACGCAGAATGATTTCACTGCACGGGTTTGTACCAAAATCATACGAGTCATCACGACCAGCTGCCCTGGCGATTGTCTTCATGGCTTGACGGTTGCAAATACCACGCTCTCCGCTGAATGAATTATACAACGAAGACCATTCCTTGAGGAAGGTAGACATGCTGGGCTTTTGCTCGTAAACAGCCGAGTTGTTGCTGTTAGACAGGAACAACTCCTTGTCATACCAGTTACCAGACTTTACCGTAGCCGTTTGATCATCTTCAAGATCACTGAGGGAGATTTCAGCGGATCTACGGACACCACCACACACGATGACATCTGCAATCATGCAGTGAATCTTATGGGCGCTTACTCGGGTAAGCTTGGTATGTCCTTCCCACATCTCTCTTTCTACGGTTTTGGTAATAAAATCAATAAGTCTGATAAATGGCTCAGGACCACTGGCTCTACCACCAAATGTCTTTAGTCTTGCTCCCTTTGGACGAACCTTGGAAGCATCCACAACAGGCACAACACCGCTAAATACGCTATCCAAGAACTGACGAAGAGCATTAGCCCATCCTTCCTTGGAATCCTCTACTACAATAACACCAGAGTAATCCAGATGCTTAGGTAGGTCTGGTAACTGGTAAACATACTTACCTTCTACCGAAAAACCATTACCAGTGCCACAAGAAAGGATATACATGGCGCACTGAAAGTCTTGAAACGACTTGGTTGGCATGTAAGCACAATTATATGCACAGACATCATCTCGGTCGAGAGCAGGACCAGCTGACCAAAGAGCGCGCATAGAACCAAAGATTTCTTTGTTGTACATAAGCGTTCTAGCATCATGCAGCGCCTTTTGAGCTTCAACAGGTAGTTCCCCAAGGTTAAACCTATTGATTAAATAACCAAAATAGCGGTCAACAGCTTCATGCCAGGTCTCTCTCCGACCTAGGTCATCACGCCATCTACAATACTTATCAACCGCCACGACTTCGTTTAGTAGTTTATTGCTCATCCTTGTTCTCCAAAATGTCTCTAATTGCATTGTTATTAGGGGTCCATAACTTAATTTCCCCCGTTTCTTTGTTGTAATCCCCGTCCCTTAGGATTCTTACGCACCGTGCCTGGGACAAGGCAAACTCTTCTCTGTACATTTCTACAGGACGCTTTTCTTCTGGCCGCTTAGCCCAGTCTTCGTCTTGGTACATTGACATAATGATTGAATCCCAGGCTTCTCTTGGCTTTAGCATAAGAAGTTTCTTGGCTTTGGCTGGACCAATCTTCCATAAACCCCAAATGTTATCGGTAGTATCTCCAGTCATCCACTGTTGATAAAAATAGAAATCAGCATCATCTTGGGATACCGTAACGGGTTCTGGTTCCTTATCTGGGTTCCAGTGAACCCCAGGAATCTGTCTAAGGTCTTTGTCAACCGTTACGCCAATTGCCCTACCAGAACTAACAAGCATGCCAATAAGGTCATCTGCCTCTAGTCTGGCAACACAGCGTGTTGTACAGGTATTGTAGATGCACTCAAGAGCAACCTTCATGGAATCTGGGGATTTGAAATCATCTCTGTGTTGCTTGTACCTAGGCCAAAAGTCTCGTCTAAAATTATCGGAACGAGGACAAGACATGGCAACAATGACATTTGTAGAACCTTTGGGTGTCCACAATTCAATGTCTTTTTTAATTCTGTAAGGTAGTTCATCAACGCCTTCTACATCAGCCCAGAACGCAGCCCTATAGGCTATGATATCTCCATCAAGGATTGCTTCCATTGTCTTCCTCTAATTCAATCCAAGAAGAACTAAGCCAATCTTGGATATTGGTTTTTACCATTTCTTTTAGATCTTCTAAAGTTCCTGAGTTGTATAGAACGGCATCATAAAGATCGTCGTACTCAGAGTTAGCCATGCCCATAAAAGCCGACACTTGGTTAGCCAGGGTTTCCGATTCATGTGTTCTCCATTCTGCATTGTGCTCGGGAATTTGACGGTCTCCCGCATAAACAAACAACTGAATGGCAGCTAGCTTGCGACCAAAGGCAAGTTCGTTCATGTACCGAACATCATCTTGCACAATAACATATTCCCAGTTAGTGAGCAGTTCACGTTTATTGTTTACTTCCTTTTCCATGTACTCAAGGATTGCCTTTTCTGTTTCATCCACCCAATGATCTGGGTTTTTCTTTCTCTTGCTAGCTCCAGTCTTTTGGCAAAACTTTCTGTACTCTTCACTATTGGATTCTTTAGTTAATCCTTTTTTGGCAGCGGCTTTTTTGATTGCATCTGCAAAAGGAATAATAACTGGTCTGTATCCAAGTTCAAAGGCTTCTTTGCACACCATATGAGCTAGGGTTGTCTTCCCAACTCGCCCAACTCCAGAGATTTGAATTAGTCTCATTTTGTAGTTTGTCCCAGTTTCTAATGATATACCCAAGCCCAATGTTACCTCTATTGTACTCAACAATCATTGGATGGTCCGAATGCTTTGCTATAAAGTCGGTTACCTGTTTCATAAACAAAACAGAGTTCATCTTTTTGCCCTGTTAGTTGATCTGGAAACCACACGAAGATTGGATCTACTATTGTTTCTAGGGTTTCCATCTTTGTGGTCAATGTCTTTGCCATCCCCTTTCTTAACACGACCTTTTCTTAGGGCTTCGCGGCGAACTTTGTTACGGTGCGCTCGGTCTTTTTTTGATTTTTCCGAGGATTGGAACTTCTTGTACTCATCTTTATAATCTCTTGACATTAGTGTGTCTCCGACCAGTTGTTTCCTACTTTGTATTCTGCTTCGATAGGGCAACTACACCTGAAGTATTCACCAGCAATTGTAGCGGCCTTGCAGATAATTTTACCGACTTCTTCAGCATGTTCAGGATTGGTTTCTACCTGAACCTCGTCATGAACATTTGCTAACCATTTATAAGGAAGTTTAGAATTCCTAAGGTTCTTGTCAGCAATACACAACCATGCTTTTGCAATATGAGCACCAGATGATTGCAATAGTGTGTTAAGGGCAGCGTGTTGCTTTCTTACATACACAGGTCTCCAGTTAAACGGCTTTACAAAACCGTTGGCAATGGCATCAAACTTGCAGTTTTCAACCACTTTTTTTAATCCAACGATATTGTTTGTCAAGTTTTCTTTAACTTTTCTTGCTTTGTGCTCGGTTGTCTTAATGGTCTTTGCAAACTTGGCATCGCCACCACCATACAGGTAGCAGTAAATACCAGTTTTTGCTGTATCTCTGGCTTCTACGCCCATGGCTTTTTGATTTAAGACATGGACATCGCCCTGGGTTACTTCCTTTACATAAGTACCCTGATCGTATGGCCACAGGTAATGAGCAAGCATTCTAAGTTCAAGACCCTTGAGATCAGCACCTACTATTTTCTTACCCTTGCTTGCAATAAAACAAGCTCTTGCTCTTGGGTCGGAATGGACATTCTGTAGGTTTGGTTCCCTAGCAGACATACGACCAGTAACAGCTCCAAGAGTGTTTACAAGGCCGTGTATACGACCATCTCTAGAAAGGTTAGCTCTGTTAATCCAGTCCTCTACCTGAGACTTGAGCTTTTCTTTGTCGAAATACTCACAAAGAATCTTTGCCTCTGGGTACTCTAGCTTAGATAGAACTTCATAATCGACTTTTGGATTTCCTTTTTCTGTTTCGGGTGCTTCCCATTCATACTTTTCAAACAACCTCTTTGCGATTTGTTGTCTGCTCCCTGGGTTGAAAACTTCGACCTTGTCCTTGAGGGGTTTTCCAGTCGTCTTATGATATCTAGGAGTGACGATTGGTTGGAATGTCGTTTGCATTTGGTCGTTGATTTGGCAAATCTCATATTGTAGCTCCATTACTAGTTTTTCAGCTGCGTCAACATCAAAAGCAAACCCATTCTCTACCTGACCCATAACAATGTTGGCAACAACATGTTCAAGGCGCATGGCTTCGTCTGTTAGATTCTTTTTCTTTGCTTCCTTCATCAGGAAATGATAAAGATCCTTGGTAACCCTAGAGTCTTGAACACAATACTCACCCATTTCTCTACAGTATTCGTCCCAACCGCCTTTGTAATTGTCTTTCTTGTTACCAAGAAACTCGCCCCATGCCTCAAGAGAGTGGCTGTTGTCAGCAGTAGGTGGCTCATCTCCGTAGATTAAACGACTAAGGATAAGCGTGTCTACTACATTGGTGAACGGATCTTTGATTTTAAAACCAAACTTCCTGACTAAAGCGGGTATGTCAAACCCATAGATATTGTGACCGACAATTACATTGGCTTCCTCTAGGATTTGAACGCCATAGGAGATGTTGTCACGCTCAAACAACAAGGATTCCCCTGTGTTTATATCAACAACAGAAAGACACCATACGGTGTCAAACTCTTTTTTATAGCCTTTCTTTTCCTTGATGATCTCATGGAGGCCATTTGCTTCGATGTCAAAGGCATAAACTTTCATCTAATCTCCTTACATTACAAGTTCGTGTCTATACAATACCTCGTTTTCAGGGGTAATGGTAAACGGTACTTCGATCAGCTTGCTGGTTTGTTCATTGTACCACAAGGCAGAAGCGATGCCTCTACGGCCACCACGACGATTTTTAAGACACCTTAGGTTGGTTGTGTTCCTGATCAAGGGGTCTGGGTGCTGGGCATTGCGCTCAAGGGCAAACACATTGTCCGAGATCTGACCAAGAGAACCAGAACCACGAAGATCACTTAGGGAGATTTTATCACCCTCGTCTACATTCTTATCGGTCTTCTTGATATGTGCAATTACATGGATTGTCACGTCGGTTCTTTCAATGATCTCTCTTAATTTCTTCATGACAGAGTCAAGAACCAGACGCTCATCATTACCAAAATCAGATCCACTGGACAACAGCATATTGCCGAGCAAGGTGATGTGATCAAGGAAAATGACCTGACAATCAAGACCCATAGCCATGTACTCAAGTCTGTTGATGATGTTGTTGATATTTGCATTACCGATGTGGTCATATAGATACAGTGGTTTGGAACTAATCTCTACTCTGGCAGCATTGTACTCTTCTTCGGTCAGCGTGTCATTTACTTCGTCAATTAGACTCTTGCCTTTCTTTGACCTGAGTTCATTGAGGATTCGCTGGGCTTTGATTTTTGACACTGGTTTGCCGATCTTAAGGGAGATTAGATCGTCTACGGTCTGTTCGGGGGACTCTTCAAGGAAGACACCACCTACGGCACGACCAGCATTGAGGTGATCGGCCACAAGCTCTCTGATGATAGTGGACTTACCATGACCCGTGGCGCTTGTCCAAAGATTAAGCCGCCGCTTATCCTGTCCGATCATGAATGTAGTCAGGCTAT